GAGGTTCGCCTGCGTGAACGATTTCGGGTATGAACTCGGCGCAATCGAGAAGACAAATGCCATGTGCCGCCTCCATTCTCAGAGAAATGGGGGAGAGAGCTTCGCGGCATCCCACTGACCGAGGTAGCAATCGTGTTTGTCAGAGCGCGGAGCGATCTCTCCCCCAGTCGGTCAATCAGCTTCGCGAAGCCGCTCCCCGGCAATAATCACCCGGCAGATTCCATAATCCACCGTGTGATCCAAGTGCAGGCTCACCGTTGTCAGTTCCGTAACGACGAACGCGGACGAAGCGGTCTGTTGCAGGGTGAGGCCAGCCGTGCTGTTGAGGTCCAAATTGCTGACCTTGCTCGAGTCCTTGAAGTACACATCGCACGTCGCGGTTGTACCTTCGGCTCGATCCACAACGGTATAGACTTCGCGGACAACAGTATTTGCCGGGACTGTCATAATGATATCGTAGTCGCCGGAAGTCGTCTTGTTGGTGGCGAAGTTCACGGTCTTCGACATGCGGAAAGTCCCCCCAGTTGTGCGGCCAGAAAAAGCACCAGCCGTTGTGTTGGATTCCCGCAGATCGTTGGTCGCAGCAGGAAGTGTGCAAACAAATAACCCGACCACGACCACTGCAAACAAAGAGACGATCCCAATCGCCTCAAGTTTCGACGTTCTCATGTTCGTATCCTCCTTTGTCTTGTCTGGCGGGGGCCGTTAGACAGCCCCCGCCATTGGGTTGACCTGGGGTTAGCTGTACTTCACAACAGCCGTTCCCATCGCTGTGGGCTTCACGACCTCGTAGCCGTACACCTGAAGCAGCCGCATGAGATCGCCAAACTGCTTCGTGTTATACAAGGTCTCGGACCTCGTGATCTGGGTTGCGAACGTCAAAGCCTCCTTGTGACCATAGAGGCAATACGTTTCCCCCCCCGTGGAGTAGAGCTGGTTGCTCTGGTAGATCGTGAAGCGATCCACCATGCCCCACTTGCCGTTCCGCATAATGGACTGGTTGTCCCCGGAGAAGGACACATTCGCCAGGCTGGACTGTTTGATGAGCGAAACAGCGCGAGCCGGGAGAACCATCCACCGATCCTCGTTGGGGACGCTGTTCTGATCGAGCAAGCATCCGCAATCGAGAATCAGGGAGATGATGGTGTCCGTATCGGCCTTGAGATTGATCCCGCTTCCGGCAGAACCAACGTCAATGGTCGCATCCACGCTTCCAGCGGTTCCCGATGTCTTGATCGCGGACAAAAGCCGCGAATCAATCTCTTCCTTCATGCCTTGCGCGAAATGGCGCTGCAACACCGCTGGATAGTCCTTATACGCGGACTGGGCCTGTTCCACGTAGTCCAAGCTGAGGTTGAAGTACAGACCCTTGTCAATGACGAGGTCCACGTTGGTCGGCACGACCCGATCCACGATCAAGTCCTCGTCAATCGTGTGGTCGTGAATCTTCCCGCTGTACGAGGGCAGAATCGGAATGCGAACGGTGTCGCCTTTGTGCTTGATCTGCCCTTGGTAATTCGTGTTGGCGATTTCCGTAAACACGGTGCGCAGGTAGAACTCGGCCAGGAATCCCGGAGCCCAGAGGGTAGGGATTATGATTTGGCTTACCGAGGTTGTCCCCTCGGCTACTGGATAGGCACACATGGTATTTCCTCCTGACCCGCGCAAGGCCAGGAGAGGATCATCCGAACTTCACTCTTCCTTCGCGCTGCGCGGTGTCCAATTCGAGTTTTTTGGCCGTAGCCTCGGCGCCATCAAGGGCGCCGTACTCACCGCGAGTCCAGGCGTCGTATTGGCCTTTCCATTCCTGATAGGGCCAGATTTTCGGCGCTGGGGTCGAAGGGGCTTGTCCGGGACCGGGTTGGGAAACCATGACCGGGGGTTTGGGTGGGGCGGGCGGAGGCGGCGTTTGAGCCGCTTTCTTGGCCGCTACCGTCCGGTTGAAATCATTGATAATCGCCACCATGCGTTCGGGGTTGAGGTTCTGAACCGCCGCGGACGCCGCGTCCCTGGCGGACATGCCAAAACGCGGGTCGTAGGTGTTCATGTACGCAGACCAGTCAGGATCGGGATGGTCCCTGTCAAGAAGGCGGTCGAAATCAGGCATCGCCTGATAGACCGCTCCCCAGAAAGCATCCTCCCTTGCCTGCACGTTGCTCCTCAAAGATTGCGCGAGACCTTCATCGGCCTTCGCCAACCTATCTTCGAGTGGCTTGACGGCCTGAGCAATCACCTTGCTGAGCGCGGACTTGAAACTCTCGTCTTGGAGCCATTCCTTCTCTTCCGGCGTGAGATCAAGAGTCGCTGTGTTCAGCTTCGGCCCCGCCGTTTGAGGCACGGGTTGCGCCACTGGCGCAAGATTCGCCTGCATTGTCCTGATTTGCTCCGATAACCGCTGGTTCTCCTCTCGAATCGCGCTGATTTCCCGGTTGTACTTCCCTTGAAGCACTCTGTATTGCACCTCGTAGGGTTCCCGTTCTTGCACCTTCGGTTCTGCTGGGGGTTCTTCGGCGGGAGTTTGCGCTTCTGGCTGTGTTTTCACTTCCTCCGGGGAGCCCGTCTTGGGCGGTTCTTGCGCGTCCGCCTTCGGGTGTTCCTCCGGGGCCTTGAAAGCAGGCAGACTTACGGTCTCCGTTTCTTCTTTCGCCGGTTGCGGCTGCGCGGGCGGTGTCGGTGCGGTGATTTTAGCAACGTCCGCTAGCTGCTCCCTGAGTTGTGTTGGAAATCGGTCCAACTCCGTTTCCGTGTAAGGGCACATACGCCCTCCTTCCATACGGGAGCCTGTCAAGGTATTCCCGCTGTATCGTCAGCCGGAGTTGTTTCCAGTGTTCCGGCTTTGACTACCGATGCCAAACGCGAGCACAGCGTGTCCAACGCACGGAATCCGCCCCTTGCGGTCCACAACTCCTCCGTGTTCTGGAAAGAGCCGTAGAGATACAGGTACTTCGCGTCTTTCGCTTCGCTTTTGACCATCTCCAACACCACCTGCACGGCGGAATTGCTCGCTTGCCCTCTAACCGTCTGGATTTCCTCGACCGTTAGTGTTTTCATTCGTTCGATACCCCCGGCGGTCTGACGCTTCTCCCCGCCGCCAACTTCTCGTCCTGAATGCCTTGCCGCTGTTCGGAACTCTCTGGCTTTATGTGCTCGGTGGTCCCCATCGCCCCTTGCTCTCCGGTTAGGGCCTGATGTTCCGCCGCTTGCGCCATGAGTTGCGCCTGCATCATCTCCGCTGTCGGCACAACTTCATCCGCTGGGATTTGCAGAAGCTCGCACACGCTTTCCAGAACCCTCCGCCTGCCCTTCATGCCCAAAATCGCCATGTCGGTCGGGTTATTCGTCCTGTCGAGGAATTCGACCTGATACCGGAGAGCCTGACGATAGGCCATGTTGCGCTCGGTGGTTCCAGGCACAACGCGGCAGTCACCCTTGAGGGAGTCGAACTCCCGACCAAGATTACGCAGATTCCAGAGGTAGATGACCTCGATGCTTGGAACCAGGACGTTGTTATTCAGGTTCGCAATCGCCTTCAAAACGCCCCTTGCCGCCATCTCGCTGAGCTGTGACAAACCCGAGCTCGTTGTCGCCGCCCCGCTTGCTTCCATAGAACCGTGCGTGAAGCGCGGGATCATGGAACGGTCGTCGGCGTCCTTGAGGAACATCTGCGCCGAGGCCCCCAGGAACCCGCTCCGATCTTCCGGCTGGAAAAACGTCACCGGCATCCGGCCCGTATTCCCCATGTTTGCGCCTTTGTAGGGATATACTTTGCCGGGCGGAGGATTCCGCAGAGCCGCCACGTCATCCGGTTCCATGACTGAAATGTCTGCCGCCACACTGAACCGGCTCGCTGTCGCCTGGTTGTTGACCAGACTCCGCATAGTCGCATTGTAAGCGATCTGGCAGTCCTTGATCTGATCGGGAACGGAAACGCCGAGAATCCCGCGTTTCTTGATGAAAGAAGTTGTCCAATACGGCTTGATGTGCAAGGGGTTCGGGTTCAATATCGCCATTGGCACGTGTTCGCCGATCATCATCATGCAGGAATCGTAGTAATCCAGCGGATTGGGAATCTTCTCTGCGGGCATTCCCCAATCCAGTAACAACTGCCCTTGAACCGCCCCCCAGAACAGCAACGCCTCTATCTGATGCTTGGGATAGGGGCTTCCCTGCGGGTTCTCCTTATTCTGCAATGCCGCGACATCCGCCGCTCCCGTACTCTCTCCGCTGTAGATTCTGTGTTCCGTTCCCGGTTGCAGCACCGCGTCTATTTCCGCCGAGTTGTAGCCCTCTTTCCCGCGCATCGCAGCTAGATCTTGGGGATTCCACGTCACTACTTCGATCACATAGGAATCGCCAAGCTTCACTGAATGCGGGTCCCAAAACAGGTCATAGGGGCTGACGGCGTACCATATAGGTTGCTCCGTCTCGATAATCTCCAACTGCATTCCGTTCCATTTCGCGCGCCGCACAACCCTGAACTCCGGTCCCTTCAGTACCCCAAACTCAAACTTCGCCATGTCCTCGACAACCTGCTCCATCGCCTCATAGAATCCGCCCTCCACCAACTGATCGTTGATGTAGTCCTCCATCCTTTTCGCCCGCTCCGCCGCGTCCTTGCGCATCCCGTCCAAAACCGAGTCGTAGGCCCCATTCACCATCTGCGCCAGCACTTCACCCGTTGGCGCTTGGCCCGTCTGCGCGAGCATTGCCTTCCCTTGCTGAACAATCGCGTCCACTGCCGGACCCAACTCCCGATCCGGCAGGTCTGGGATGGGCGTCGCCTCCAACTTCCACGGCCTTTTGTAGTACGGCGAGAGCTCCGTCATCACCCACGCCACAAAGGTCGCCACCTTGGGCGCGGTCAGGTTGAAGAAAATCTCCGTGCCGCCTGCCGCCCTGATCTTCGCAAGCACGTTCGGCTCATATTCCCCCTCGCACTGCCGCTGACTCCTCAGAAGAATCTTCGTGATCTTCTCGTCCTTGAACCGCAAGGCTTCCGAGAATCGGGCCGTGATGTACGCCGCCAGCCCCGTCATCAAAGGGCGGGGAGATGCGGGCTCCTCTGCCTCGGCGAGTGCCCGCATCTCCCGTTGCACCTGCGCCCAGGGGCGAACCAGGGCGGCTTGTGCGGGGGGGGTTAGAGTGGTCTGTGCCATAATGAAAAAAGCCCCTCCTCCGCTTGCGCGGAAAAGGGGCCGATCCTTTCGGAAATCCCTACTGCTATTTGTCCTGGGTCAGCACCGTCTCAATCGGGGTTCGGATGCGGCGCAACGCCGAAATGTCCCTGACCCCGCCCTCGTGCATGACCACCGAAATCTCTCCACTCCACCTGCGTCTTTCGAGTTCCAACATTGCCGCTCGAAGGAACTCGGCGGGATGAGGACCCATGCGCAGTTTCATCCCGCTTTTCCTCATACCACGTCCTTTCGTCCTTTGTCAAGAGAAATCACTTGACCTTCTTCCCCTTAGTCAAAGATCCTCAGAATCTCCTTACATCTGTCCCCCGCGATCATTAGATCGTGATAGAGTGCCTCGAAAGTTGACCGCAACCTATCCCTGCGCTCCCGGCGTTCCTTCGCTAAAGTCTGCATATCCTCTATCTCTTGCTCTCTCTTCGTCAAAGGTACAAAATTCGGGCGGGAACAATCCACCTCGGCCTTTTCCGATCGTTCGTACAGGTCTATCCCGCTAAACCTGCCCCTGTACCTTGCCCCGGCAATTTCCGGCCCTGGGTTCACTTCCGCAAGGCGTTTCTCTTCTTCGGGATGAAAAAAACATTCCACTTTCAGAGCGTCAATCAACTCCTTTGGGAGAACGATGAAACGATCCTCCTTTGTCGTGTTGTTCACGTTCATCAAGTTCACTAGGTCATAAATCAAATCACACACGCCTCGATCACTCATTTCCCTTCTCCTTTCTCACCTTCAACATCCTTCACCATGTCCTTGTAGGTATTGACCGCTTCTGTCAGATGACCATTCAGCGCAGTGAGATCGCGCCGTATGTGTTCCACCAGATACCGATCATCCTCGAAAAATCTTGGCTTCGGTTCGTACAGGTCCACCCCCGCGAATATGCCCCTGTAGTTTACCTTGGCCGATTCTGGAGGTGGATTCAAAGCTGAAAAAGGGCGAATCCCCAGAAGGCCCTTACACTCCTCAGACAGAGCATCAATCAACACTTTCGGCAGAACGAGAAACCGGTCCTCTTTTTCCATGTTCTTGATGTTCATCTGGTACATCAAACCCACCAGTAAATCCGCAACGCCCCGATCATTCATTTCCCCGCTCCTTTCTTATCAGCCTCCGCCGCGTCAACGAGTTCAACAAACTGCCTGTAAGCGGCTTGCAAATCCGCGTTAGATCGCATCAGATTCCTTTGGACACGCCTCATGGCGTGCTCGCGTTTCTCTTACTCGGACAGATGCATCTGGTCCAGCTCGTCGTACAGGTCTAAATCGGCAAAC